CAACAGCTATGATGCCGCCGGAAAGACTACGTGTTTCCACGAGGTCGTAGACCCTGGAAAGCTCGGACCTGTATTCCGTAAGCGCTGCCTTTGTGCGTGGCAGGTCTTTGCCAAGGCTAAGCAGTTGGTTCAGGCCGCCAACCCTTGGGTTAATGTCTTGCCCAAACCCGCCGGTTCCGCTTTGGTATAAATCCTTGAGGGCAGTTAGCTGTTCGACAGTTGCTTTGCCGGCTTTTACGCGAGCAATTTCCGCGCCCTGCGTAAAATCCCGGAAATATCTTTTTTGGGATTGATTGGTAAAATTGATGTTATCAGCTAAGTCCCTGAACGCAGCGGATTGCTGGCGCAATCCAGCAGTAGTAGACGCAAGGGACTTATCGCCAGAGGCTATGCTATTAAAGAAGTCTTTTGCGCCTTGGCTTAACTGACGGAAGGTGTCCCTGCGGCTACCGCTTCCCTCTCCGGTCAGTATATTGAGGGGCGTCTTGTTGAGATCGCCAATACTCTTTTGTAGCCTCGACAGGCTTTGCTGGGCCTGCTGAAAGCCGGAGGTGACAAGTACAGCCTCAAGCGGCTTGTTGATGCGCCGCTCAAGAGTCTTCAGGCCCCTGTCGAAGTCAGAGAAGTCGCCTGTTACGCGTATTCTACCTTCGTAGTCGGGCACGCCCCTCCCTGATGCCGGTGCCCCACCTTAGCGCCTCCTGGATCGGCGGGCAGCCTGGGTGGGGGCGGCATCGGCAGAGGGCGTCTCGTCCGCGAGCACTTCGAGGTAGGCAGCGTGCAGGATCAGATCATCCGGCGTAGCGTTGTTGCGGAGCTGCGTAAGAGTCATGTGCAGCTCCTTGCATAACGCTAGCTGTAACCTCAGCCTGTAGTCACTCTTGATCGCCTCCTTTATCGCTTTTGGCATCCGCGTCAGCCAGTACACCTCCGTTATTTATGAGGGCGGTCATCAGTTTAATCATGTCATCCTGGGCGTACTCGTTTCGCATCTTCTGGATGTCCGCAGTCTTGAACATAAGCGTTCCGTCTTCGTGCTGTGCCTTGGCAATCAGCACTTTGTAGCCGTAGGCGTTGCTGCGCTTATCGCCTTCCACGGCTTCACGGATGGCGTCATCTTCCGCCTGCGTGAGAGGATCAAAGTACAGCACAAACGGGTCGCCCGTGCTGAGCGTGATTTCGGCCTTGCGACGCTGCCTCGTCTTGCGCAGGAGGGCGTCAGTATCTTGGCGTGCCATGGATGGGGTTGAGCAACGGGAACATGGTAGCACCGATCAGCGCATAAAAAAGCGGGGCCGAAGCCCCGCCGTGCTTGTGAGTGGCGTTCAGGGAGTCAGGCCGAAAACGCTGAGAGGCTGTCCGCTGACCGAGTAGTTGATCGAGATTTCGGTAGCAGTGTCCTCGGGGGTGATGCCGCCGGAGAAGCCAAGCAGCGAGATCGGAAACTCGCAATACTGGCTCTTGGCCTTGTCGATCGCGCCCGTGCCGCCGGTCGCCGCAATGGCATGGAAGTAGGCCGACAGCCTGGCGCCAGACTGATCCCGGAACAGGCTTCCTTGCACGATGCGGTTCGTAAAGGAATCGTTGTTCGAGTTGAGCCTGACGGTGATCGTACCACTCCCGCTGGCGAAACCAGACTGGGAAGTGCGGAACGGCGCCAGCTTGCCTGCGCCCGAGCTTGGCGTGCAGGGGATAGAGGTGGTATCGATCTCACCCCGAGTCACCTCCAGTGTCACGCCGGCCAGCTCACAAACTGCCATGTCGGCGGAGTACGACATTTCGATGTGGTTGACGTTACCAGGGGTGTCCGCGTTGCTTGCGCCGCCGTCGCCGGCCAATGCAATACCAGCGCCACCCTTCGTCGCCGAGACGCTAACAGTTCCAGGCGCCGGACGAGTCTTGATATAGTAAACAGTGCCGGAGGTAAGGGCGGAGTCGAGGTTGGCGGTTCCCTTCTCGGTGAAAACGACAGGATCATCTACACGAAAATCACTGGTCGTAGGAACAACGATCAGCGAGGCGGTCGCGGGTGCGGTCGGCGCAGGGAAGTCGGTGTGATCGAGCAGGCAGGCGGTCGTGCCAGGAGGAACCATGGTCACCATGCCATCCTGGCCGGTGAGAACGGTCGTTTGGCCGCAGGAGGTGACGGGCATCGGGAGACCGGCCCGTGGCCGGCGGTAGAGCTTCGCGGGTCAGTCTAGGGCACCGGCGCAGGCTGCGACAAGGGCCTGTAACTGGCGCTGACGGGGCACGAGAGGCGGGTGTAGTGATGGGGCCGGTCCTGCAGTTGCGACTGGTTGGGGCCGGTGATGCGGCCGATCCGGGGCACAATCTCCTGCGTGGCCGTGGGGCGCACGCCGTTGAGCGCTTCGAGCGCATCCTTGATCGGGGTCGCAATCTGCAGGCCACGCCCTGGGCCGATGTTTTTGCGGGTGAAAATCTCGCAGATCAATGAAGCGCGGATGTGCCGCTGTGGTATGCCGCCAATGACAAGCTCGTTGATTAAGCCGAAGTTGAACTTGACGACGCAATACTCCGCTATCTCGTCGAAGTTGACGGCAGATTGATTTTCGACAAAGACCTGAACGGGGGCAGCGTTGTCGATGACAATGCGCTCGTAAGTGCCGCGAATCAGTTGCAGGTAGTTAGCTGTCATTTGATGGCAGGGCGGATGAACCCAGATTTAGCACCCTGCTTGAACGCCTGGTCAAACCTGCCGCCTTCCATGTATTGTGTGTACCATTCGTATTCAGCAGTCGAGATTGCGGGCTTCCCGCCGGCCTCGATTATCTCATCGAGTGACAGATCTTGCACCTGACCGCGAAGTGCTCCAGTTCTTTTACCCATGGAGACCGGGGCCTTATTGGGATCTTCTTCTTGTCTTATGAACTTACCAGGAATCAAGTCCATCGCCTCCTGCGCGTAAGGCGACGTGTTGCCAATCACAATCGCAGGGGCGCCTCTTTTGAGCTGCTCGTCGGTAAAGCGCGGCACGCCAACACTTGCGAATACCTTGTTGCCGCGTCCCTCGACTTGCGAGTACCACTTAGACCTGAATTGACCGCTGTAGTTAGGGCCTTCTTCTTGCAGGTCGGAGATAATCTGGCGCGTTGCAGAACGCAATGCTTCCCCTGTGGCGCGACGAACATCCGCTGACATATTGCGCAGCGGGTTTGCGAATCCCCTGGCAGGTTGCGATCGTCTTCGTGGTGCGTTAAATCCTCGGCCCGCCATTATTCCGCCCTCGCGATGATCTTGCTAGCATACACCGAGCCAACCTGTGAGCCACTGCTGTACGTCGGGTCTGTGCTTGTGATTTTCCAGCGCTTGCCGAGATAGCTCAGGCGATCGTTCGTGCTGATGGGCCACGGGACAGTGGCATGATCGATCCATGCAGTCAACTCGTGATCCTGCATCACACCATCGCGCTCCTCTTGCAAGGTCTTCACCACTGCGCCGGCCGCCGCGATCGGCGTTTCCGTCAGCGTGATCGCACCAGTCGTCTCATCGTAAGTGCCAGGCGATATTTTGATGTAGGTCAGATCAGTAGATCGCCAGCCATCGATGATCTCCTTGGCGAGTGGGCCGGCCCAGGCATCCTGTGGAGCGCTCATCCTCGGAACAATGGCACCATGGACTCGTTGTTTCGGCTCACCCAGCAGCCGATCAGATCAAGCAGCCAGGGATACAGGCGTAGCACTGTCGGCGAATACCTGCCAACACGAGCATCGTTTGGCAATACCTGCGGGGAGCGAGTTTCCTTTGGTGAGAAAAACTCCTGCTCCAGGTCGCCGAGTTTCTGACGCTTGACGACAGGCGTGGGCAGTTGACTTGCCGCACCGAAAACGGCTGTGCTGTTGTTGAACAGCACGAGGGCCAGCTCGGAGGCGGCAGCGGTGTAGCCGGCGATCAGGTCGCGCCCGCAGCACGTCGCCTCGTCTGTGCACCAGCGAAGGGTCCGCAGGGCTGCCTGCGCCTCGTTCAGTGCCTGGCCCTTCTGTGCTGTGGTGAGCGCCGCCCAGTCGGTGGCCTTGAGCGTGGTCGCCATGTAGGTGTCCGCCTCCGCAACGGCGATCAGCGCAGGAGGCGTGCAGTTGCACTGGGCCTCGCTGAGGATCGCCTGGTAGGGGTAGGGATCGGCCAGGCGATGCCACGGCCACCAGATGGGGCTGCTCACGGCGCTCAGACCCCGATGACGCGCCAGGCGGTTCCGTTGTACCAGACGAGGGCCTTCGCGGTTCCACCGCCTGTGGGCGCAGAGCCGGCGGTAGGGGTCGTGGCATCGGTGACCACCCGGAGGGCGTACACGGCGCCCATATCGGCCAGCTGGGCCGGCGTGGGCAGGGTGGCGACGGTGAGGCCGCTCTTGAAGTTGAAGTTTTGGAAGGAGGCCATCTGGCGCGAGGCTCGGGCCTCCATCTTACCCTGGCCACGCCATGAAAAAAGGGGGCCGGAGCCCCCTTGATCGCTTCTCCCCAGAAGCCTATCAGATCGTTCCCCCGAAGGGGCTATTCACAATAAGTCGCACTGCCGGAATCAGGCGAGATTCGGTGTATGCGAGCCTCCAGTTCGAGCCAGTAGCAAGCTGGGCGTTCGTCGGGTTGTCATCCACGGAGTTCCAGGAAGTACCGGGAATGTGCTGAACCTGGTGGTAGTCCACAATCACGCCGTCCTGTTTGGATGGAGCGTTACGGGTCGGTTCAACCTCCATGGGCACCTGATCCCCCTCGCGCATCACGCCAGAACCGCAGAGGTAGATGACGAACTGTCGCTGTTGGCCGGCGGTGCCGATGATAGGAAGCTGGTCGTCAACGATCACATTGAGGTTGTAAGCGTTGCCGATCAGCAGCCGGGTGTTCACACCACGCCGGTCAGCGTCGTAAGTGAGGAAGCCAATTTGCTCCAGGTAGGCAGAGCAGGCGGAGGGGATCACCATGGTAGTGATGTCCGACTGCCGTTCGCCCAGCAGGTAACGAGCCTCGATCACGTTCTCGACCGTCAGCCAGTTGGCAATAGTCGAGCCGGTTGTGACGGACTTGTTGAGGTTGTGCTTGGCGTTCAGGGGGCCGCCAGTGCCAAGCAGGCCCTCCATGTGGGCGATGAACTTCGCGGTGCGAAGCTTATCGATCGCGGGGGACATCTGCGCAGCAAGCACCTGCATCGGGTCTTCGCCGATCGCCAGCTTCGTCAGCTTGTCGATCGCGTATGCGAAGCCTCGGTGGGTGATCGTCGCGTACTGCGTGCCAGCAGTGATCTTCTGGAAGGTGAAGTGACCCTCGCCGGACATACCCCAGTCGTTGCTGGAGGTCATCCGCTCTTCCACCGGGTTGAGCGGCTTGAAGAAGGGGGCCTCGATTCGGGTGCCGGTCGTGGAAGAAAGCAGGCTCTCTTCTCGGGCGACGATGCCCGACTTAATCATTCGAGATTGCAGGAAGATTTCTTCTTGCAGGTACTGGGTAAACTCGCCAGAAGTTGCAAGCCGCGTGAGGCTCGCAACGTCATTAGCGAACGTACCGCCCAGGTTGCCAAGGAAAGCCACTGGAGGGAAAGCAGAAGGTTGTGAGTTCTACAACACGGC